CCCGAAGGTGAACGAGGTCCCGTTGATTACCCATGCGACCCGCACGAGCCCGCCGAAGTTGCGGTAGCGCGCCACCGCCTTCTGGGTGGACGCGCACGTGGTGACGTTGTCGAGGATGTTCCGCTTCGCCGTGTTGGCCGTAAGGTCGGCGCCGGCCACGTTGGTCAGCATCTGCGCCTCGTGCGGCATGTCGTACCAGGTCCCGCCGCCGTCGTTCGAGGTCTGCAGGTAGACGTCCAGTCGGGTGGGCGACGAGGACGCCGTGCACGTGGCGTAGACCAGCAGCTCGGTGACGCCGGTGACCGAGATCCCGCCGCCGGCGCTGGTCGCGGTTTGGACGGCCGAGGACTGCAGCGTGAATGGCGGCGTGGTCCCCGCGCGCGCGGGCGCGGGCAGGAGAAGCGCCAGCAGGCTGGCGACGAGCAGGTCGGTCAGCGATCGCTTCAGGGGCATGGACTCCTCCTATTGCGTGTCCTGGAAGACGAGGCCCTCGCTCGGGCCGGGATCTCGGACCACCCAGACCGCGGGAACCTGGTCGCTCGGCAGCTCGTCGGGATCGGTCATGCGGCGCGAGACGTACTTGACGGAGTGCTTGTAGCCGGCCGACTTCCGGATGCCCTTGCAGGCCCGCACGATCGCCTCGATGGCCGTGTCGATGTCGTCGGGGTCGGTCCAGTAGACGACCACCTGGACGGGCTGCACGACGTAGGCGCCGACGTCGTCGAACGAGCCGTCGTTCGAGGCGCCCGGCATCAGCCGGGACTGGGCGATGTGCGTCACGGCGCGGCCGCCGAAGGTGGGGTCGGCGCGCACCAGGCGGCGCAGATCGCTGAGCATCCGCTCGCCGCGCTGCGCGAGGTTCAGGGTGTCGGCGTTCTGGTTCTCGGGCGGGCGCACGTACGCGGCCAGGCTCACCGCCAGCCGCGATTCCTGGCCGCCCTGGACGGGCGCCATCAGGAAGCCTCCCCGGAGAAGTCGGCGCTGTTCAGGCTGCCCATCTGCTTCCGGGCGATGGCGTCGCGGATCTCGATGTCGAACGTCTCCGCGATCTGGGGCCGCTCCGCCTCGAAGGACGGGCGCAGGTACGGCATGGCGCGCTGGTAGCGGGCGGGGATCTTCACGCTGCGCGCGAACACGATGTTGCCCGCCTGGCCGCGGCCGGACTGGAAGTAGCGGAACTTGTGGACGGCGCCGCCGGCCGAGTACTCGCTGTTCACGAACTTCCCGATGTGGTGGGTCTTGCGGGTCTCGGCGATCGCGCTCTTCACCTGCATCCCCGCGGCCAGATGCGCGCGATAGGTGATGCCGGCGAAGCCCTTGAAGAAGACGAGCGCCTTGCCCTTCTTTGCCGTGATCGTCATCGCCGGCACGGGGCCGCCCTTCTCGAGCTGGGCGGCGTAGCCGGTCTTGTAGGGCATCGTCGAGCCGACCTGGCCGACGATCGCGCCTTCCTCGTTCGAGATGACCCGGACGATGGATCGCGACAGGGCGCCGCTGCGCCTCTGCGGCCTGCCGGTCTGCCCGAATCCCTGCTTCGTTCGGCCGAGGATCCGCAGGGCACTCTTGTTCATGGCGATGCGCGCCCCGCGGCGGACGCTCCCGGAGTAGGACCGGAGCGTGGCGAGTGCCAGGTCGGTGCCGACGATGTCGATGGTGATCGTGTTCTCGCTCACGTCGCTACACCGCCGGCGCGAGGACGCGCCGCCTGCGCTCGAGCAGCCCGCGGTACAGAGGCGGGAGCTCGTCGATGATGCTCACGCTTCCCTGTCCGTACGCGCGCGAGCTGATGCCCTGCCACTTCGTGTCCATGCGCTTGAAGAAGATCCCGACCGCCTCGCGCGCGACGAGCTTGATGTCCGCCGGGATCGAGGCGACGGCGTCGCCGGCGACGTAGATCAGCTCGACGTTGAGGACGCCCCCGGCCCAGATGCCGCGCTGGCGGGTGAAGGTGCCGCGCGCCAGGTCGACGATGACGCCGGCGGTCGCCGAGTACGCCGTCGCCACGGTGAGCACGACGCCGTTCTCCTTGACCGAGGTCACCGAGGTGATCGGCGGGCCAGGCCGCCCCGCCTTGAGCGCCGTCAGGGCGGCCTGGCAGTTGCCGTTGCGCAGCTCGGTCTGGGTCTGCGTGAGCCAGTCGAAGCCGGTGAACGTGCGGATGTCCTCCGAGACCGCCGCGATGAGCATCGGGAGCTCCGCGTCGTGCTGGGAGGATTTCGTGATCCGCAGGTACTTCTTGGCTTCGTCGAGCGTCAGCAGGTCCATCGGTCACCGTCAGTCCGCGACCTCGAGGCCCTGGCTGCGCATGGCCGGGATGTGCTCGCGCGAGACGATGAAGCTGCCGTCGCTCTCGCGCGTGTAGGACATGTCCTCGACGGAGATCGACCGGCACTCCTTGGTCTGCCGCTCCGAGGGGAAGCGCATGCGTACCGTGTCGCCGCCGACCGTGATGCTGCCGCCGCCTTCGTTCTTCTTGGCCACCGTGGCCTCCTCTGTGGTTCAGGTGAGAGAAGGGGCGACGCCGATCTCCCGGCGCCGCCCCCTCGGTTCCAGCGATTCACAGCCCTCTTCGATCAGCCGAAGAGGATGTTGCTGATGATTCCGCAGCCCGCCGGGAAGTGGTCCTTGAGGACCTCCTCGGCGCGGATGTCGAACTCGGTGACCGGACCCGTGGTCGTGGTCGCGGCGTAGTCGATCCGCTCCCAGTCGTACGACGTCGACATCTCGAACGGGGCCGAGATGTTCGCGTCGGGGTACGGGATGGAGTTCGGGAGGGCGATGATCGTCCCGCCCGGGAGCCACGGCAGCACCTCGACGGTGCATCGCTTCCCGGTGACCTGGTTGACGATGTATCCGACGTGGTAGCCCTGCGTCATCTGTCCGCGCGCGCCATCGTCCCCGGTGGAGACGAAGATGGTCGGTCCGCCACCCGCGGCGGTCAGGAGCTTCGACAGCGTGCGGGAGTCGACACCACCGACGAGCAGGGTCAGGTCGTCGATCTTCCCGGAGTCCCAGATGGCCTGGAACATGTCCTGGACTTCGACGATCTCACCGCCCGAGGTGGAGAACTTGTTGGCGAGCACCTTCTTGTAGGCGCTGGCCTCGGCGTTGATCAGGGACACGATGCCGTCGTAGATGTTGGCATCGGCCGAGGAGCCGTCCGCGACCGCGAGGGCGGAACCGCCCGCCGCCGCGGCCGTGACCGTGACGCTGGTCTGGGTGACGATCGCGGACAGGGTCTCGGTGGTGTTCTTGCCGATGAAGATCGCGTAGGCGGCGGCGCCGGGCACCGCGGTCCAGGTGATCTTCAGGCGGTCGTTCGCCGACACGGCGGCGCTGGTGACGCGGGTCGCGGCGGCGGTCCAGCCGTCGGCGGCCGGGTTGGCGCCGGTCTTCGCACCCGTCGCCAGGTTGGCGTGGGTGCCGTCGTAGGTGAGCGGCCGATCCATGCTCTCGCGGTTGCTGGCCATGAGGGTCAGCGCCGCGACGCGCACGTTGTAGCCGGTCGCGTCCGCCGCGAGGGCGCCGCCACCGGTGATGACCGCGACGGCCAGCCCGGTCGGGGTGGCGAGCGCGGTGATGTTCCCGCCGAGGATCGCCTGCTCCTCCAGCTTCATGGCGAGCAGGAGGGAGTTGGCGGTCTCCTTGGCGAGCGCGTCGTCGAAGCCCTTGGAGTGGGCGATCGCCTCGCGCGTCACCTTGCCGCGGGTTCCGACGACCTTGAAGGTCGCCGACTTGGCCACGACGGTGGTGGCGATCGCGTTGGCCGCGGCCGACTCCGCCGTCGAGAACTTGGCGTTCTGCTTGACGGCGGTGATCGCCTTCCACTGGATGGCGTTCGACCCCGGCTGTCCCTTGCGGCCGATCTTCTGCCGGAAGGGCGACATCAGCGGGACCAGCTGCTTGGCGGGTGCCTCGAGCTGGAGCCCGACGAGGCCGTCCGAGACGGCCAGGGCGCGGGTCAGCTTCGGGTCGTTCATCGCTCCCTTGAGGGCGCTGGCGACGCGCTCGAGGGTCTGCTCGGTGATCTGTTTGAGGAGGTCCACTTTCAGTCTCTCCAGACCGGGCGTGCTGTTACGAACGCCCGGCGATTTGCGCGGCGCGGATGGTCTCCGTGGCCGCCCGACGGAGCAGGGCGGCCTTCTGCGCGGGGTCGGTTTCGGATTCCGCCAGGCGCTGCAGGGTCGCGGCGTCGTCGACGGAGGTGGGTGAGTCGGTCCTGCTGCCGGCGATGACCTTCTCCACGGGGGCCGCCGGCGGCCGTCCGATGCGCGTGGGTGCCGACTCGACCTGTCGCAGCCGGGTGTCGATGGGCTCGATCAGGCGGCTCAGCGCCGCCGTCACCTGTTCCTCGACCTGTTTCCCGAGTGCCTGGAGGACCTGGTCGGTTCCGATCGCAGTTCGTTCGATGGGCGGGGCCGGCGCCACGGGTGCGGGCGCGGGCGCGGCGGGGGGAGCGGGAATCGGAGCGGCGACGCGCTGCGTCGTCTTCTTCTTCTCCTCCGCCGCGGCCGCCTGCTCTTCCTTCTTTGGAGGCGGCGTGCCGCCGTTGTTGTCGGGCTCGTCGGTCTCCGGCGGGTTCGGCTGGGCCTCCTCGCCGTCGTTCACCCGCTCGCAGCGGTTGCCCTCGCAGGCGCCGCCCATCTGCATCGTCGCGTCGCACAGGGCGTGACCGATCCCGTGCATCGCGGAGACGTTCGACAGCAGCTCGCTGTCGTCCATGACGCGCTGCAGCTGCGCCGGCGTCAGGACCTTCGGGAGCTGCGTGAAGCGCTCCAGATCGGAGGTGGCGACCCGCTGGGCTTCGGTGCCCATCGAGACGAGCTGCGTGCGGAAGGCGTCGGCGCAGAAGTCGAGGATCGATTCCGCGGCGCCGGTGAGGGTGGCGACGGCGGCGCGGTCCTGCTCGGTCGCAGCCTCGCCGGAGTAGCCGCCGTACATCGCGGTGTCGATCGCCTGGACGAGCGAGGCCAACGCGTTGAGGCTGGCCATGATCGACCCGCCCTGGGAGCGGACGCGCTCGAGGATGGCCGCGGCGTGGGTGCGCAGGAGCCCCGCCAGGTGGGCCTGCGGGGTGCCCTCCTTCAGCTCGGCGGTCACGAGGGTCACCCCGTCGGCCAGGCGGAGCTGCTTGGCCTCGGTGATGACGGGGTCGCCGCCGTGCTGCAGGACGCGCAGGGACGCCTGCCCCTCGCCCGGCGGGACGATGCCGCGCGCCCGGAACTGGTGGCCGAGGGCCCACTCGCGGGCCTGCTCGGGGGTGAACTTGGCCGGGTCGAAGTCGAGGGCCACCGGGACCCGCAGGCGCGCCACCTCGGGCACCGTGGGCGTCACGGTGGGCGTCGTGGTGGCGACGGGAGCGGGGGCAGGGATGGCGGCCGCCTCGGGGGCCGCGGCCGCAGGAGCCTCGGCCGGGGCGACGGGCGCGGCCGCGGCCGGGGCGACGGGCGCGGGCTCCTCGACCGGATCCGCCGGCGCGCGGCGCCGCGGCGGGACGGCGGCGATCGCGGCCTCGAGCGGCGTGACGGTCGTGCCGTCCTCGGCCAGCCGGACGATGAGGAACAGGCTCTCGGGGTTGGAGGGGGAGTCGGCGAGCGAGACCTCGCGGACGTCGAAGTCGGTGTAGCGCTCGATGACCTTGCCGGCGACCTGCTCCTTGCGGGGCGCGGTGTTCGGCCAGACGCCGTGGCTGAAGCCGGTGTAGATGCGCTCCCGGCACTTCCGGACCGGGTCCTTGCCGACGATGCGGGTGCGGATCTCGATCGAGCGGTCGGCCTCGTTCGGCTTCCACTCGAGGACCTTGCCGACCGCGCTCTTCTGGTGCATCTCGCGGACGTTGCCCTTCGACTCGCCGTCGGTCATCCGCGAGAAGGCGTCGGCCCAGCGCTCGTACGCCTTCTTGCTGGCCTCGAAATCGAAGATGGTCCCGTAGCTGTCGACCGCCTCGGAGGTGGCGATGCCGACGACCTCGCAGGTCTCGTCGTCGATCTCCTCGACGCGGGTGATCGGCACGAACATCCGGATGAGTGCCGGCTGCGCGGTATCCTTGGCGGCGGGCTTCTTGGCCATCTCCATCTCCTGAGGCCCCCGAAAGAAAAAGGGCCTGGCGGGGTGACGGCCCCGTCAGGCCCTCGATCTCTCGGTCTCGGTTGTGAGAGCCGCTGCGCTGGCCGGCGCGGCGGCGGTGGTTCAGCTCCTCAGGTCGGGTAAGGCTTCTTCCTCAACATCGCGGGGATTCGCGCGGCGGTCAAGAGCCGTGTCCCTGGCGGGGCGTGAAGCCGACCCTGCGTTCTCTCTGCAGCGGGCGGCCGCCGGCGTCCTAGAGCAGCGGGCGCGCCTCGCGATCCTGCTGCATGACCGCGCTCGACGCGGCCGGTCTTGAGACTGGCGCAGGCTCCCACCATCCCCACGAGTGGACGAACTTCCCGACCCACGGATTGTCGCGCATCAGGTCTCGTGCCTCGCGATCGCCGCGTTCGCCTGCATGACCGCCTCCTCGAGGTGGGTCAGCGCCAGCGACAGCTCGCGGCTCGGCGGGCACATGTTCACGAGCTGGAGGGCGAAGCCCCGGGCCTTATTCCGGATGGCCTCGTAGCGCGGGAGCTGGTCCGCCTTCGGGGCGTGGTAGACGAAGGTGTTCTCGATGCGGTCAAACATCTCGTCGCCGATCGGGTACTTCTCGACGTCGGCTGGGTTCGTGGGTGTCACGCGGCCTCCTCGCTGGAGATCGAATCGACGTCCGGCACGAAGTCGCGTCGGCAGTGCGGGTGTCCGATCGGGTACTTCTGGAACCGCGTCACCGTCCAGGTCTCTCCGTTGACGCCGGCGGCGCCGTCGTCGTGGCCGTCCTCGAGGCAGCCCGGACCATCGAGCACAGTGCCGGTCTGCACGCCGGCCTCCTTGTAGGTCTCGGCCGCGCCCTGGTTGACGGCGATCGCCACCTCCGACCGGGCGACCGCATCGGCGCGCGCCTCCCACATCGTGGCGCTCTCGACCTCGTCGGCGAGCTGCTTGCTGGTCCAGCCCTCCTTCGTCGCCCGGGCCACCAGGTCGTGGACCTGCTTGCGGGTCGTCTTCGAGATCGCCCACTCGGCGTTCGGGTTGTCGACGAGGGTGCCGTCCTCGAGGCGTCGCATGCCGACCATCTCGGCGGCGCGCGCCTCGGCGTAATCGACGGCGGCCTGGTCGGTCAGCCCGAACTCGATCGCGGCCTTCCCCGCCTGCTGCACCGCAAGGTCACCGCCCTCGGCAAACGCGCGTTCCAGGTGGGGCTCGACGTCGCCCACCAGGATGTTCCAGTCCATCGCGGCGTCGATCGCCTGGTCGGACGGCTGCCCTGTCAGAGGGTCCTTCGCCGCTTCATCGCGCTGCTGGACGGCCACGTGTACGTACGCCTCACGCGCCACCCGGGCGACTTCGGGCGCGCGGTCCTTGAAGTGGGCCAGCACGGCCGAGCGCAGGCCTCGTTCGAGGCGGATCCGCGCGCGCGCCTGCAGGAGCGGACGTCGGGCGCGGGTCAGGACCGCGAAGCCCCAGCGGACATCCTCGGGCGTGCTGCAGTGTTCGAGCCACTCCTCGAGGGCGGTGCGCAGGACGGAGGGAGTCGCCGTCGTCTCGAAGGTGCGCCGGCGGCCGGTGGCGATCGCCTTGAGCGCCACCTTCTTCCATCGCTTCAGGTCGTCCTGGCAGGCGCGGGTCAGATCTGGTATCGCCAGGCGGTTCTGCAGGACGGGGATCGGCGGCGCCGCGGCGAGGGTGGCGCCGGCGCGGCCGGGCGCTGCGCCGGGCGAGGGCGGCGCGCCGCCGGGCAGCGGATTCCCGGGACCGCCGGCGCCGTCGAGCTCGGCCTGCTGCTCGGGCGTGAGCGGCGGCTTCCCTTCGCTCTCGCGCACCTCGCCCCGGGTGTAGACGCCGGCGTTGTAGTACCCGAGGTTCTTCTCGAGCTTGAGCTTCTCGTCCTCGCCCTTGGCGTCCGACCAGTTGGCCTCGACGCCGGCGTAGCCGAGGAAGTGCTCGATCTCGGTATCGAGCCGCGTCTTGATCCGCTTCGTCAGCGGCTTCAGACCGGAGTCGGTCTCGGCCACGTCGGCCTGCTCCGACGTCGCGCGGTTCATCATTTTCCGGAACGGCTGCGGCGAGACGTTGAAGTGGTACGCGACGATGCCCGCCAGCCAGTCCTCGAAGTCGTAGGTCCAGGCGTCGTGACCGCGGGGATTCTCGAGCCCGGTCCCCTCGCCTCCCGGCATGAGCTTGATGCGCGACCGCAGCGCGGCATTGCCGGCGAGGATCTGATCGAAGAGATCCTGCGCCATGCCGATCTGCTCGGCGGTCCATCCCTCCGGGCACTTCCAGAAGGCCTCGGGGACGTTACCCTCGGTGTAGAACGCGAGGTAGTACTGCTGCCGGCGCAGGATGAGGTTCACCGTCATCAGCACGCGCTCGACGGGCGACTGACCGTACGGCCCGGTCGTCTTCTTCGAGAAGGGCGCGTACACCAGCTCGTGCTTCTGGCCGCCGTCGGGCTGCCGCTTGTCGGCGGTGCGCCACGGCCGGGTGTACTCGCTCTCGACGACGCCCATGATGATCTGCTGGTAGGCGGGCGCCGGCGGCGCGGGGGCGATCCCGAGATAGTCCACGAGCGGCTTGATCGTCGCGCCGTCGAGCATCTGCAGGGCGAACGGATCCCCGGCCTCCGTGCGCCAGCGATACCAGCAGGAGGCATCGGTGACGAGGATCTCGTCGAGCATCATCGACAACCAGGTGGGGAAGTCGTTGTCGCCATCCGGCCAGCGGAAGAAGTCCTTGACCGCCTGGATCTCGGTCGTCTGCGCCTGGCTGGTCTTGTCCTTCGCCTTGAACTCCAGGGTGAGCCCGAGGATCTGCTGCTTCACATCGTTGATGCAGGCGGCGACGATGTCGCACAGGTCGGCGAGG